CGGATTTGAATGATGAGGCCATAAATAACATGCTCAAAATTATTAATCAACTTTCGCGCACAAATCCTATGTGGGCAAATTCGATCAGTTCTTCCACATCTTCGTGTATTGATGTCTTGGAAAGTTTCTTTCTTATGTATCATAACATTAGGAGGTGTGAGGACATGGCAGACTTTCTTAATCAAATGTTGATTTTGTTTAAATTGGTTTATCACGATAAAAGAGGGGAGGTTCTTGACAATCTCCTGTTGCGTGTTACCAAATTTTTTGATTTTGAGCTTAAACCCCGTTCACGGGGGAATGTGCAGTCTAGGGATTATTCTGAAATTATATCTACTATGCGCTCTTGTTTTGACGCTGGTGATTCGATTAAGAGTAACCCATTATTTGTCAAGTTGAGGAATTTATTTTCCTATTTGCTGACACAGGGAATGTTAAACTGTGTTGGGCTGTCTTTGACTGAAGAGGAATTTTCTCGTTCCTCTATGCGAAATTATCACACAAATTATTCCAGTAAATTTGATTTATGGTGGTGTGTTCTTGACACCACTATTACGATATTGGAACGTGTTGATGATTTCAAAAACACTGGTAGGATTTCATCCTTTGTTCATGGTCGTGATAAGTATGAAAATTGGTTGGACAAGACTGACGAATTGTTGGCTCTTGCTCCATATACTGGCAACTTAGAACCTCATGGTACCAATGCTTTTTCTTTCCATTCTGATTTAACACATCAGATTGAGATTGGTAATTCTATAGTGTCCCACTCGAGGATGTTAACTAACACCAACAATGTTTATATTGCAAAGAAATTGCAAGCTCTTAAAATGTTGAAAGCCAGCGAAATCACTCGTAAGGCTTCTCAGATGGAGCGTCCAGCTCCTTTTGGTATCTTGGTTCATGGCAAATCTAGTATTGGTAAATCATCGTTCACACGTATGTTATTCCAGTATTTCGGGAAATTATTAAAGTATGAGACAGGAGATGAATTTATGTACGCACGTTCTCCTGCCGATGACTTTTGGAG